CTACAGGAGGAGCTACAGGAGGAGCTACAGGAGGAGCTACAGGAGGAGCTACAGGAGGAGCTACAGGAGGAGCTACAGGAGGAGCTACAGGAGGAGCTACAGGAGGAGCTACAGGTGGCACCGCTGGAGTTACAGAGTTAGACGCTGCAGAGTAAGCGCTGTTAGCACCGTAAGATGTTTCTGTTCTAACTTGGAACGTATAAGAAGTACCGTTACTTAAACCGCTAACAGTAATTGGAGAAGAAGAAGCGGTGCCTTCAATATTACTAGGAGTAGAAATAGCCCTATAAACTACAACCCCACCTTTACCAGTATAAGCTGGCACGGTAAATGCAACAGATGCGCTGGCGTTTCCAGCCGTAGCGGTACCAATGGTTGGTGTGCCTGGTGTTGCTCCACCAGCAGCAGATGCAATTATCGCAGCAATCATTATGCGCTTAAGTCTCCAAATACGAACCATGCATCTGTTGAAAATTTAATACAAACTGCACCAGAAAACTGTGCTCTTAATTTTAATCCTGGTGTTGAGTTTAGTGTTACTCCAGAACCTGCAACTATAGTAGTTTGTCCAGCACCTTGTTGTTGAATTATTATTTGTGTTCCAATTGGAAAAGCTACCGATGAATTTGGCGGAACAGTTAAGTTGTTTGCGCTACCTACGCTCATTTGTACAATTGTGCCATCGTCTGTTAAAACCAAAGTATAACTGGCAACTTGAGTTGTTGTTAATATATGGCTTATAACATTGCCAGTCGTATTTAAAGATGTGCCAGTAGCCGCACCAATGTTTGGTGTAGTCAATGTGACAGATGCTGCAATCGTTGTGGTTGTTACTGCACCTGTAGCAATCTTTATTGTAGTAACGCTACCATTAGCCAACGCTGCCGTTTGAATGGCACCTGCGTCGATGTTTGCACCAGTGGTGGTTGATTCAGCAAATGTTTTTACTGCGGTAAAGTTTGCATTCATTTGGTTTGCATCTATAACGTTACCTGTTACAAATGTATTTGGAATTGTTAATGTTGCCATTACTTTTGGCTCCTTACTTTTCTGCGTTTAAATTTCCATGCGATTGAATTTATTCCCCATTGTCTTCCAACGGGACCATTTATTCCAACTATATTAACGTTTGGTCCTATGAACTTTAGTTGCACTGCTTTAGCTTTCTTTAATCTTCCGCCTCTGCGAAGACCTTCAAGAAGGTCGCTTTCACCAAATTCAGCGGTATCCCAAAGTCCAGTTCCCCATATACCACCATCAATAATTGGTATCAAAGGAATATCATGAGTTGTAACTGGAGCTTCTGTATTAAAATTATGATATACGTCAACTCTAATTTCAGTAGAAACATCAACTGGACGAACAACATACAAGCTTCTTACAAAGGTTTTATCTTGCACGTAACGGTCATCATAAAACCAGGAAGTGGTATATATTGTTTCATAATCTCCAGCATCGTCGTCTTCTGGTATATCGTCTTTTGTATTTTGCGGAATGTCATCTGCAAAATCCCAATTGTCAACATACATAATATATTTAAAGCTAGTGTTTGGATTAATCATCAAGAACCAAAAGGCACCAGTGCTATCGGTCCAATCGCAACCAGACACCAAACCATATCCAGTTATTGAGGTTGGTGTTGCTGCTCCTCCGTACCAAGTTGCTGATTGATACATTGTAAACGCACCGTTTGCTCCAATGGTTGGGTCATATATAAAATTAACATTTGGATAATCAACTGCAGCACCAGTTGGGTTTGATGTAGATGCGGTTGTTTCTGTAGTGAAATCAAATGGAGCTGACATCCACAATCTATCGTTTACATATGACAAAGTTACAAATTGTAATTTTAATGGATTGATTCTATTTGTATCAATAGTTGGCTTTAAACGCTCAAAGACTCCTTGAATGCCATTGCGATTAAAAAAGAACAAGCCACCTGGATAATCAAAAAAGTATGCACCACCAGTGCCCTCAACCACGTTTTGTGGAAAACTAATTCCAAGATTCGTAGAAAGCTCTACAAGCTGAAATGAGTCAGCATCATAACCCATTAACAAATAAATGGCTTTAGGTTTAAATATTAATAATTGTCCATCAACTACGGCTAAACCACGAATGCCTTCTCCGCCAGCAATGATATCGATGTAGTCATCTTGAAACCAGTTTTCTGGTGAGCTTTCGTGTGACCAACGAATTCTATTTGGATATGCCGTGCCATCTTCAAAGGTATTTGCACAAAACAATTTATTTGCATGCGCCCTAACAAGTTCTGCCCTTGGCATATATCCGCCAACTGGCAATTGATATGGTTGCCATGTTGGGCCAGATGCTAACAACGATGTGGCATATGTTGTGCCAGCTTCCCACTTAAACATATTGTTGGCAGAAGCACCAAGTGCAATATATAATTCGTCTTGCCAAGTTGTAACTGATGCACCGTTTGTTGATTTTACTGCAAGGTCGGTAGGGCCAGAAGATTGTTGCAGTACAGAAAAATCACCACCAGTTGAGTGATAAACTTTTCCGTCTATCGAACCAGCTGTAACAAAACCAGTTGATAATATTATTGTTGGTACAGTAGGATGTTTATAATTAAATAATAGTTTTGGATTCCAGTTACCGCTAACTTCTGTTGCGTGTTTCTTTTTATATCCAGCACGACTAAATACCCCACCACGTGGGTCAACATCAAGATTTACTATAAACGGCGATTCGTTGTTCTTCAACTGAAATTGGTCAGCACGAAAGTTTAAGCCACCAGTAAAATCCCTAACTTGGTCAAAAAGAATCTGTGCCATTTACAACGCAATCCCGTAAGGCCCTGGTATAACACGCATGCCCTGAGTATTATTCCACCATGCATAGGATGCAGTTGGTGTCAATCCGCCAGACATAATAAGCTGTCTGTTGCTTGATGGTGCAGTCAATTGACCTTGAATAACGGCAACTGCTCTTTCAAAGCTAGACATGTATTCTCTTGCCATCTCTGTGTCTTCTTGAAATTGGAAGATGCGAGCCATGACATAATTAACTAATGGCAACTGCATTTGTGGGTCAATATCTATTGCGGTGCTTTGGTCGGTAAACCAAGTTAAGAATGGTTTACGAAAAGCACGAACTGTGATTGTATATGCATCATTTGGTCTTGGCCAAAGATTTAACAAGTTACCCCAAATTGAAAAATATGCGGGAATGTTTGCTTGGTCAGAAGTTCCGACCCAAGTTGCTTCTGCAATTGCTTGGTCAATATAAATTAAAGAGTTGCCCATATCAGTATTATTTACAACGGCAATAATAGATTGTATGTCCGTTATACTAGTTTGCACGTTGCCAGACGGAATGTTGCGAGTAAAAGAAGAATAACTAAGCTGATTAGCTGTAGTAACAAAAGAATATGTTGCTTGATAATAAGGAAATCTTTGGCTGAGCGCTACAATCTTTTGAAAACCTTCTTTAATAAAACCGTTAACAAGGTCAGTTGATATGTCGTCATTTGCATCGAAACCAATATCAAGGTCTGCTAACTCTCCAACAAATGTGCGCATTTGTGTCAGTGTTAGGTTTTCGTTACCAAAATTTATAGCCATTTAAAACTCCTAATCTTTGGCGTCTAAAGCTGCGTTTTGTTCTTCGCCCATCTTCTTAAATTGTCTTAGATGTCCAATGCAATAATCAGTGTCATTTGCTTTAGGCGATTTGCATTGTTCTTCTTTTTTTGTTGATGCTTGGCATAAACCTTTTCCATAAACTACACCACCGTATGGAATACCAGATGGTGGGGCGGGTTCTATGTTTGCACCATGAAAATCAGCTCGGATGCTGCCAATGTGACGTGCACCAGCTACAGTGCCGTATGGTTCTGTGCCAGCTAAACCTTGGCCTGTATTCTGTGTTTGTTTATTCATATTATCCTTCTTTGGTTATAAGTGGAACATGCCGCCAAGGGTCCTTCACCCCTGGCGGCACGTATCCTAGTTTACTGATTAGGCTTCTGTTGGCCAGTCAATGCGACTCCATGTAAGCACCGAGCTTGCACCCTGCACCGTTAAGGTTCCACCAGACTTAATGCCACGAACAGTTATCGTGCCATCAGCCGAAGGTGAAATTATACCCTCAACAGTTGCAACGTTGTCAGTTGTGAATACTGAATCACTTGGTGCTGCTGCTGGAAGGTCGTATGCATTACCATACTCTATTGCCATGGTTGAAGCTATCGACGTATAAGCCAAAACAGTTGGGGCTGCTGGTCCGCTAACGGAAAAAGCTGCTCCTTCTGTAACTGCGTTGGCGTCGTAGACAACCGTTGCTTTGAACTTGTATACTTCGCCTGCTTTGCCGTACCAGTTTAAACCTGTTACGTCGCCGTACGATGCACCAAGAGCTGTGTTGGTATCTCCAACAACTGTTCTTTCTACAATGAATTTATTAGTAGTCATGATTATTACCTGTTCTCTCTAATCAATCATGTTGATTAATTGTTTGTTTGTTTGTTTGTTTTATTACAATAATCGCAGGTGAGGGAAGAGCTGCCCGAAGGAAGACAGCCTTTAAACTCCCCCCACCAACGAAACTTATTAGGCGTCAGCGGTCATGAAACCTTGACGTGTACGGTTGCTGCATGTCAAGTTACCATAGGCCAAGACGAGAGCGTAACGGGCATCAATGCCAGCTACAGTACCGTTCTGGAATTCTGTGGTCTTGAACCAGTAACCATTCAAACCAGTGAGCTTCAAATACTTCGTGTTAAGGAAGTACATCGGCGCATCTGATGCGTCAACTGCCAACTCAAGGTCAAACACAATTGGTGTCTGCTTGAACATCAGGTTTTGGAAACCTGAATTGGCTTTTGTCACGTCCTGGTAACGCACGTTGTTGGTCAACAGTGACTCGTACTTCTCAAATAACGAAGTGTTCGTGATAATCAAATCAGGAACATCGCTACCTCTTGAAGCACGGTTGTATACGTCAGCCATGTTAACAAGCGAAAGCGTTGCAGCCATGTTTGTTGCTTGTGTTGGGTTCCACCAAGTGTTGGTTGATGCATCAATGCCACCGACCGAGTTGTTCTGGGTTCCAATCAAGTTACCCAAACCATTGAGGTCTTTAGCTGCTGGTGCTACGCCTGGTGAGCCGAAGAGTTGCTCGTTAAGAGTTGTCTTCAGTGACATTTCAGCTTGCATAATTTTTGCATTCAGCAATTTGATGATTGCCTCGGTGCCACGGTTCTTGGCTTCTTCGATACCGCTGATTGCGATAGAAGCAGCCATCTGCTTCCAGTCGTACTCTGCGGCTGAGATGCCTTCCTGTGGAGTAAGGTCGATTGCATCATACCCTGAGTACGTTGCAACCGTGTCGTTCACTGCGTACATGAGTGGCTCAATTATTTGAGTACCACCCTCTTCGACGCGAACGCGACCTTTTTCGTTGAGGTGATTAAGAAGGACTAAGTCCTTGAAAATGTTGTCTACTAGTGTAGGCTGATAGTTC